GGCACTTGTGCCCTGAGCCCACGCAGGAGGGCAACGGTGCGCTTAGGTTCATACTTAGTTCGCGCTTACCTTAAGTGCCCAAAGGAGGGCGGCTAAGCCCTTGGTAAGGTGGGGATTACTTAGGATAACTTGGGTTACTTGGGTAGTTTTCCGGTGCGGAGGAAATCCCCCTATATATCTCTCTCTCTTTATTTAGTTAAGAAAGATAAGATAGTTAAGTAATCCCACCTTTTCCATGGGGTCGTTTCTTACCTTCGCTTACCTTCGGTGGGCGGGAGCTTACCTTCGGAGGCAGGTGGACGCTCCGGCTGTGGGCAGACGGCCCGATTATCGCGCTCTTTCCTTTTTGGGCGCAGGGGGCGATAAGGGGAGGCGTGCTGGACAGACAGATAGCGAGACAATGGCGGATAAGGGTAAGTCAATCGCGGTGGTTCCGCCCCGGAAGCATGGCAGGCCCACGGCGTACAACCTTGAGTTGGCTGAGTACATTTGTGGTCGTATCTCTGAGGGCGAACTGCTGAATGAAATATGTGAAGACCCTGATATGCCCCCGGCCTCTACCGTTCGTGGTTGGGACTATGATGACAGGCATGGCCGCCCCACGGTTGCTGTCGGTTTTTCGGCTATGTATACCCGCGCAAAAGAGTCCCAGATTGAATGCGAGCTTGAGGACATCAGGCGATTGTCAGAGCAACAGCGCGCAGATCAGGTCATAGTCATCAGGGAAGTGTTTCACCCGAAGACCGGCGAGCGCATGACTGTTCGAGAAATTAGGCAGGGCGACAATGTGGCGGCCAGGACATTGGAGATTGAAACCCGCAAGTGGCGTATTGCCAAGATAGGCTGGCGTGTGTATGGCACGCGAGCAGCGCAGCTCGATCCAGCTCAACTCACTGACAAGTCTGAACCTGACAAGATCATCGTGGAGGGGGGCCTGCCAGAGGAGCGGGACGACCCTACGGACACCGCATCCTCAGTGGACGAGGACACACCGGAGTGACCGAGCGCCGCGTCGTGCTACCAACCCTGCACCCCGGACAGGTCAGGGCCTTCTGGGCGCGGCAGCCGTCTGAGCGACAGCTGGGCCTGGACCCTGCCTTCGCGGCAGCCGCCGGGGGGCGCTACAAGGCAGTGCGATGCGGACGACGCTGGGGCAAGACAGACTTCATCAAGACATGGATAGGCGACGGCGCGATCAAGGGCCACCCCACCGCCATCTTTGCACCAGACTACAAGCGCATGAGCGAGGTTTACAACGAGCTGGCCACCATGCTTGCGCCGGTCATCCCGCGTCAGGGCGGGGCGAACAAGACTGACGGGGTGATCCGGCTGATGACCGGGGGTAGGATAGACTTCTGGACGCTGGGCGACGAGAGCGCAGGCCGTTCGCGCAAGTACAAGCGCGTGGCCATCGACGAGAGCGCGTTCACGGCCCCCAACATGATGGACATCTGGAAGAAGTCCATTGAGCCCACGCTGCTGGATTATCGCGGCCAGTGTATCACGGCCTCCAACACGAACGGTGTGGACCCTGAGAACTTCCTGTGGCAGGTGTGCAACCAGGCTGAGCATCAATTCATTGAGGTCCACGAGCCCAGCTGGAACAACCCACATATCCCAGGCCGCGCGTTTGAGCATCAGATGCCACAGCAGATGTCGCCCAGCGACCCCGAGTACATCAGGCTCAAGGCCAAGCTGGATGCATTGCATGCAGCCGACCGGGCAGCTTACTTTGCGGACCTGAAGGCCCGCACGCCCCCGCTCGTTTGGGCTCAGGAGTATGAGTCCGAATTTGTTGACTGGAGCGGCGCGGCCTTCTTCGGCATGGACAAGTGGCTGGACGACGAGGGCAATCCTGTTCCGGTGCCCCAGCATTGTGACCGGGTGTTCGCCGTGATTGACAGCGCAGTCAAGACCGGCAGCGCGAACGACGGCACCGCCGTGACCTACTATGCCCGCAATCAGTATGCAGGCACACCGCTGGTGATCCTGGACTGGGACATCGTGCAGATTGAGGGGGCGTTGCTGGACACGTGGCTCACGGGCGTGTTCAAGAACCTTGAACATCTCTCCCGCGTTTGTGGCGCAAGAGAGGGTGTGCGGGGCGTATGGATCGAGGACAAGTCATCAGGCATGGTGCTGCTGCAACAGGCGCGTAGGCGCAACCTGCCTGTGCACCCGATTGGGGGAGCATGGATGTCTTTGGGCAAGGATGAGCGCGCCTTGAGTGTCAGCAGCTACCATTATCAGGGACTCTGTAAGATTTCTGATATTGCCTTCAACAAGACTTCAGTGTACAAGGGTACGTCTCGCAATCATCTGGTGTCTCAGGTGGCTGGCTTCCGCATGGGGGACAAGGCCGCTGCGACAAGGGCCGATGACCTGCTCGACTGCTACGTTCATGGACTTGCCTTGACTCTGGGTGACAACAAACAGTTCTGATGGGGATTCAGCAGGGAATGGAAGAGTCAGGCAGCCTCTTGATTGACGTGTCGCGCTTCCTTCGGTTATCGGGGATGGGCGTGAGTACTCTGGGACACGAGGCCGTGGGGGACAGGTGCCTGGTGCGTGACCTGCGCAATGGACGGCAGCCCACGGAGAGGACTGTGCAGCGGATCAGGGGCTTCATGAGGCTCTGGTGCACTGAGACGGAAAGAGAGCTTTTGGATGTCAGCTAACACCCTCAACGGACACGAGCTATTGGGCACCGGCCTCCAGCAGTTGCTCATGTGCGACAGTATTGTGCCCGGAGCACAACCCTCCTACCAGATGTGCAAGGAGATTTACGTCTCGCACCCACACGGGGCAAAGCTGGTGGACTTCCCCATACAGATGGCCCAATTCAAGCCGCGCCGCGTCACCGTTCCCCGCGCGCCAGATGACGGCGTCATGTTGATCAAGGCGTTCCTGGATGAGTGGCGCGCTATACAGGCTGACCGCCACATCTTCAACACCGCGCGTCAGGCGCGCATCTACGGCGTGTCCACGCTGGGCATGCTGGTCAAGGAGCAGGCCCCCAACGAACCCGTGGACTTCCAGAAGCTTCATTCCCAGACCATCAGCTTCAACGTCTGGGACCCACTCAACACAGCCGGTTCCTTGGTGCTCAACCAGGACCCAAACTCCCTGGACTTCCAGAAGGTGCCCGGCGTGGTGGTGAGCGGCGTGAGTTATCATCGCACGCGGGCCTGTGTCTTGATGAATGAGGACCCACTCTACATCGAGTACCAGAGCGCGGGCTTCGGCTTCCTGGGGCGCAGCGTCTACCAGAGGGGCCTGGTGCCGCTCAAGAGTTTCGTGTTGACTCTGGCCACGGACATGATGATTGCGCTCAAGGCCGGTGTGTTGATCACCAAGATGGAGAGTCAGTCCAGCGCCGTGGATGGGCCCATGAGCTGGCTGTTTGGGTCAAAGCGTTCCATGGTCAAGGAGGCACAGACCGGCAACGTGCTCTCCATCGGCGTGACTGAGGACATAGAGAGCCTCAACCTCCAGAACCTGGATGGGGCCTACACCCTGGCCCGCAAGAACATCATCGAGAACGAGGCTGCTGCTTGTGGCACGCCCGCGAAGATCGTGCTGGCGGAGACCTTCGCAGAGGGCTTCGGCGAGGGCACGGAGGATGCCAAGGCTGTGGCTCAATTCGTGGAGACGATACGCACGTGGATGCAGCCGCTGTACTCGTTCATGGATCAGGTGGTCATGTACCGCGCCTGGAATGAGGAGTTCTACAAGACCATCCAGGCGCGGTATCCTGAAGAGTATGGCAATGTCAGCTACACCGTGGCCTTCCAGGAGTGGAAGAACAGCTTCGCTGCTGAGTGGCCGAACCTCTTGGAGGAGCCGGACAGCGAGAAGGCCAAGGCTGAGGACGTGAAACTCAAGGCAATCATCTCCGTGGTGGAGGTGCTGCTACCGACGGTCCCCCAGACGGTCAAGGCCCGGATCATAGAGTGGATGCAGGACAATCTCAACGACAACAAGCGCCTGTTCTCCTCTCCCATGGACCTGGACTTTGACGAGATTGCCAACTATGAGCCGGTGGTTCCGGGGCAGAGCAACGAAGATGAGTCAGACGAACCCAAGCCGGAGAGCCTGAGCGACAGCGAACTTCGCCGTGGTCGCGCCGGTGCACGGCGAGAGGCCCTGGACGGCGTGGATGCGAGCGTGCGCCGCAACGCGATGGATGCGCTTCGCCTTGTGAGGGGTCAGGCAGTGTCTGGCGGGGAGGCCTGACAGTGAGCAACCTGAAGCATGACTGGGACGACACTCAGACGTCACTGCTCATAATGAATAGTGCGCTGGCAAGTCACCAGGCCGCGTACCGGGCTTACATGATCTGTGCGCAGGCCGGGGAGTGGGAGGACGCTGCGCGACACGCAGTGGAGACCACGGCCCACCTGGAGGTGGCCATGGACGCCTTCGCAGCCGCGTGTCGCATCCAGCAGAGGGGTAAGCCTGGAGATGCCTGATCCCAGCGGCCAGCGCACCTACTACGAGGTCATCACGGCGGCAGTGTCCGACATTGCTCAGCACGGTTATGACAGCGAGGAGCGCGTGGCCTATTGGGCAGAGGAGATACGCAAGGCCGCTGAGCGGTCGCTCAAGTCATCGGCTGACGTGGACCGCATGGTGCGGGACGCCATGAATTCAGTCTTCCACAGGCAGGTGGACCTGGGCGCGGTGTTGAAGCGCAATCCGGGGGTGACTGCCTACACACTCCAGCGCATCCGGCCTGAGCTCCATTCTGAGCTGAGCCGTCGCATCGCTGCCAGCGCAGACTTGATCAAGCTCAATCGTCCCGTAGCCATCGCAAAGACGCAGGCCCGCTTTCGCGGCTGGGCCACGTCTGTGCCCCCCGGCGGTGCGGTCGATCTCAACCGCAAGCGGCAGAAGGGCGAGTTGCGCAAGGCCCTGGCCCAGCTGCCGTTTGAAGAACGGCGCGTGGTGATTGACCAGAGCGCGAAGCTGTTCTCTGCGATCAACTCCACTGTGGCCGTCAATGGTGGGGCAATCGGTGCGGTCTGGCAAAGCCACAAGTATCAACGTGGGTACAACGGGCGCAAGGCCCACAACGCGCGTGATGGAAAGTTCTTCCTGATCCGCGACAGCTGGGCCCACAACGCTGGGCTAGTAAAGCCAGGGACAACAGGCTATACGGATGAAATTGAGCAGCCTGCGGAGTTCGTCTACTGCAAGTGCACGTATCAGTACGTGTTCTCGCTGCGGTCGGTTCCCCCGGAATGCATGACAGACAAGGGGCGCGCAGCCCTGGCTGAAGCCAGAAGGAAGATTGCTCATGCCGCTTGAGAACGCTGCCTCCAGGCTCGATGCAGAGCGGTCCAGTCGGGCAATTCGTCTTGAGATGGAGCGGGTTGAGGCAGATATTGACCATCTGCGCGCGATGCGCCAGCTTGGTGGGAG